TCTGCGGGTTTGGGTTGCCCGTCACTTGGAAGAACACTTCGTCTGGTCCGATGCGCTGGTATAGCTTCCATGCCACGTTAAGCACGTCGCGGACGTGTGTCAAAAACTTATCAACGAAGAACTGCTGGCGAACCGATGACAGCGGGTTGTTGAAGTCGAGGCCAACAGCGCGGTCTGCCTGTAGAGTCATGGATACCTCGATTTCTCCAGAGCCATTGTCTACTGGTGGGATTGGTCCCCACGCAATCTCGCCCATGCGTCTGTATGGCAAACGCACACCTGGACCCCAGTCGCTAGGTGGTCGCCCAGCGGGGTGCATTAACGGTGGCAACGTTGCCATCGATGATCGGTCGATGCGGCTATCACGCTCGGTCTTGATCTGCATCTGGCTACCGCGGAGGATGTCGGTAAAGTTAGTGGTCTCGTACAACCTGCGTTGGTCGATGGAAAGGCGCGTAACCACGAATGGGTACGAGTCATGCCCGTTCATCAATTCATGCTTGGCGTAGCCCTCGGCGTTAGGGTTGAACACCGTGCAATAGATCCCCTCAGCTCCGTCCTCGTCGATCAGGCGTTGGTATGCGTACAGAAGCATAATGAGGTCGCCCTCGTCCTTGATGGGCATGCGTTCGGATGATTTTTGCTTGTTCTCCATCATGTAGCTATCTCGTCCACGGAGGTTTTGCTGTGCGTTGTCAACCCACTCCTCGTCCCAACCCTCGGTGATGATCTTCTTCTCCAGTTCTTGCCCGGTTACATAGGTCTTCCAAAACACCCATGGCGAGCGTTGGATGTCTGATATGTATGGTGGGAACATGACCTCACCGTCTGGGGCGCATGAGTTGACGATTGGACGGTTTACCGACAACCTTGGTACTGGGATGGTAGCAGACCCAGTCTTCCGCAGGTCTAGCACTACCTTCTTCGCACGTTTCTTGCCTAAATGCGGCATAGCCTGCATGATCATGGCAATGACACCCTCGTCGTCGCTCCCGTCGAGGATAAACTCGACCACCTCTGGCATCTGCTGCGCAACGTCATCGAGGGTGACGGTCTGTAGGTATGTGCGTAACTCACGTTGCCATCCTACATACGTTACCATGATGCCCTTCTCGAGCAGGTGGTTAGCACCTAGTTCCATGTGGTTGGCAAAGTCTGGGATGTACGTCGAGCGCATCCACTTGAGGAACCCAGAGACCATGCTAGCCCGTGACAGTGATGCCATGCTAGTTGGAAACGCCTTGATGTGACTCTTGGACAAGGCAGTTAGGAATAGTGACACATAGGTCGAGATACGCTCGCCAATCGTGTTCACCTCTTGGTCTGAAGCACCAGTCCACGGGAATGCATTGCTGTCATTCTTACGCATGTCGTCGGTCTTCCCAGGCCAGTAGTTCCTGCGTTCGTCGTAGCTCCGGCGGCACACCTCGTAGTACTCGTCAAGGTCAATGTTAGCGGAGTCATACGCAGCAGTAAGCATTTCGATATCTGGTTCCTCAGATGCGTAGATCATTGCCTCGCCCTCGGCGATTTCGTGGTTATCTTTCATGGTTTTATTTATACGATTTTAAATCTGTTTTCTTCCTCGGTACGCTCGCATGTGATGACGCTGTTGACCGATGGTATGCGCCTGTTTCCTACGACGATATCCACCCGCATTCCATCAAGTGATCCATACACGAATCTGGGGTTGTTTGCGAGCTTAATGACCTTGATGTCATAAATATCCTTTGGAGCAGACGTAGGCCCCTTTAAGACCCCTTCCTGCGCCTCTGGTGGGTTCTCTATGATCATGTCCAACTGGGAAACTTTAATCCTAGGCTTTTTGGTTGCTACGGCTTTCTTTTTGGTTTTCATAAATTAGTATCCTCCGGTGTTACGCTTGGTGGCAAACATTGCATTCTGGTCTACATGGTCGATGGCGGCTATGCAGGCATAGCGTAACACGTCCACAGGGTCTTTCCAAGCCTCCTTAAGCCCACCGTCACCAGTGTACTCGGATAGTGCCTGTATGATGTTCTGGCAATCAGAACTCACATAGAACCTCGGACGGTTCACCGAGTCAAGCGACTTGCTGGTATCATAAGACATTTTAGAGATCAATGCCTGTAGCCCGTCCTCAATGCCAAGACCAGGTGCCGGTATGCATACCATGCCCTGATCGGACAAGTCTTCGATGATACTAGATGACCCGTCATGCCCTTGGTACTGTGCAGCACCAAGTCTAGGGTCAATCAGTCTCTCAAATATCTCCTCGCCCTCCTCCATGCCTAGGATTAGGTCGATGTAGTCCTTGATGCCGCAACCCTGCCCCTTAGCACCAGCACCCACAACCCACTTGCCGTGCTTCCACTCGGCCCAGTCACCAACGTCAACACTAGGCCACTCTCGGTACACCCAGTATGTGTCGGTTGAGTCAACTGCAATCCAGCACATGAACCAGTTCTTAGCCCCCGCTGGGTCAACGATGAAGTACCTAGTAACGTCCTCAGTGGGTATGCTAGACGGTTCCACCACGTTGACCATCTTGTTAAACTTTGGAAACTTGGTAGCGTGTGACTTCACCGGCACACCATACGCACGGATTAGTATTTCCTCCCTAGACCTGTTGGCTAGGTCTTCCTTGATACGGCTGTACCCACCGAATGGGTTATCCTGCGAGTGGAAGTAGTGTATGCTCGCGTTACGCTTCTTGCTGCGTTGGACGTAAGGCACAAGCTCGCCACCCAGCAACTCAGCACCTCGGGACTCAATGGTGGTAGCACCGTCTAGGTAAGTCTTGATCACCTCAGTCCACCCGTCAATAGGGGTAAACGTAAGTAGCAACTTTGAATCTCTAGTCGCAAGTCGAAATCGGAGTGTGTCGATCAACTCCGGTCCTAGGAGGTACTCGTCAAGCCAGACACCAATATTGTGCCATGAGCAATTCTTTGAACCGAGTTCAGCACCCTCAAGGATGGTTGGGTTGTTCTGGTACTGGCTATACGTCTTAAAAATGATCTGACTACCATTAGGCAGGATCAAAGACGAGTCAGTAAACCCAGTCTTCTTCTTATAGCTTATGTACGAAGTGCTGCTCGTCTGCTTCTGCTTAAACTCCTGCGGCAACCAGTGCCAGATGGAACTCTGCTGCTGGCGAATACTCACCTCGGATGTCTGCGAAAAACAGAATATTTCTGAGTTAGGATTTTCTACTGCCGCCTTGACCACGCAGTACGAACCCCAGGAAGTTTTTGACGATCTGTTACCTCCAAGTGCTAGAATCTCAGAGACTTGTGACAATTGCTCCTCTGCCTTTTCCCAGTGCGGTAACCTGAACCCATACCTGTACGGGTCTTTCTCGGCGTTATCAATCGCCTCATGGTATATGCCGTGCAAGGATACCAGTTCCTCTGGTTCCATCTCGACGATTTCCTCGTCAGTTGGAGCGACTAGGATTGGGTGTTGCCGCCAGATCATTACTTGCTCCTGTATGCGTTGGTCTCCATGAGTACATCGACAATTCTGTATGCACTGTTACACTTGTCGCATCCAAATGCATCGTCCTCGGCTGGGAATGATCCTCGGTTGCCGTCAACAAAATGGAGTTTCCTGCGCTTCTCACAATGCCTGCATATTCCAATGAACGGGATGATATGCTTCTCAAGCACTATGTCCCAGATTTTAGAGTCAAACTTCTCGGCTAGGTAAGATGCGTACACAAGCGTGTTGCAACCGTATTTAACGCCATCATGCTCTACAACGTAGTGCTTAAAGACTGGCTCATCAAACTTTGATTGCGGCTCCTTGATCATGCTAGTTCGGCCTCAATGGTTACCACCTTGACCTTATTGGCAATCCTAGCCCTAGCCTCGGCGATGATGAGTGCAGCGTCACTGATGGACGTACCCTTACGATGCTCAATGATGGTAGATGCCATACCAGCAAGCTGGGTTGACTTGTCCAGCATGATGCCGACCGTTAGTGCCAGTTTGTCTGGTGATATCTTAGCCAACTCCTCGGGGTTCTCATGCAGTTGCTGCGCCCTTGCGAATATCAGGTCGGTAAACTCCTCGGCGGCAAGAGCGCAGGACTTGGAAAACTCCTTACGCTTCGTCTCTAGGGTGTCTGTGTGTCGCCATGACAGGCTACGGATGGTCTGCCTGTCTAGACCCGTCTGCTGCGATATGCCGAGGATAGAGTTGCCCTGTGCCAGCATCCACAGTGCCTTGGCGGCCTTGCGCGGGTTCCAATGCTCAATGTGCCTCTTGTCACCAATGGTCCTAGCCCTTTCCATGACTTCGTCCCACCACTCGGTTGGTACTTCCTCTGCTAGTTCAGTAGTAATGGATTTCCTTTCTGCCATGTGCTACTCTTTCATCTTTCTGATCTGCCCTGCAAGAGTTTTATTTTTGCTAGTGGGTGAGTTGGTAGATGTCTTTGGTTTATTTGAAGGATAACCAATAATATCATAGATTCTCCCAAGTTGATCTAGTGCATCATTAATTGAATCATCATATGGGTCTTGGTTATCATTTGTAGCCATCCCCCGCATCGTAGCTGAATATGCAGCAAGTTCATCCTTTTCAAATTGTTTGTTCCCAATTTTCATCTTAGTTCTTTTGTTTCTTCATACGGGTTAATGCCGCAACAGATATCCCAAGAGCATTTGCTTCTGCTTTCAGGTTATCTTTTTTCTCCTTTTTCGCAATGGCTTTTTGTTGCTCTCTAGCATTTTTAATCATTGCTGAACCCTCAGCAAAGGAGAGTGGCTTTTTACCCTCTGGAAAGAAGATGTCAAATATATCATCAAAACTTGATTTCTTTGCACCTTCGTTTTTTGTCCATTTCTTCTTATCCCAAAAATCCTTCTCAGCAAACCAAAGAATTGCTTGTAGGTCATCAGGGTTCATATCAAGTTTTTTTGCTGCTCGTTCCATGACAATTTGAGAGAATGCAAAATCTTCTTTAGATACACCTACTTCTGACTTTGGTTGGATTCTCCACGGTACTCCTTCACCCCCATAGATCATCCTACGAATGTATCTAGCTGCCCAAATATCAATAGTTGCTTGGACGGTTCGTCCAGACAAGTTGCCAGCAAAGTTTGGTGTTTTAGGTGATTCTCTATTATTCAACCACACACCAGCAATAACTTTTAAAACTGCCCCAGAGTTAGCATTAAATTTTGCACCGTTTGATCTACGAGGAAGGAGATCGTTTGCAACTACGTATAGCTTAATTCTTTGAGCCTCAGTCCTTTCATTTACTGGCGTTTCAATAAGCTTAGTAAGACTTTTGATTTCAGCATAAATTGCAATCTTGTCGGCTTTCACCTTTGCTAATGGTAAAGCATCTTTTAATTTAGAAAGAATAGTTTGAATGCTTTCTACTGATTTAGTTTTTACTATTTCCTTATCAAGAGTCCCATTCATCTCTGCCTTAATTGCAGTTAAATAACCCTTTCTATGCCTATCATATCTTCCAGACTTCATGCCTTCATGTGCATCAACTGTTTGCAAGAAGTTCTCATCTACCGGAGTCTGTGCGCTAGTTGCACCAAGGAATTGGGAAAACAATTCTCTTCCTGTTTCACCTAATGCATTTAGAAGTTTAACCCTCATCCTGCTATACCAACCCTTACCGGCAGCAATTGCTGGGTCTTTTAAAACAACCCTTGTTTCATTTGCCATTTTATTAGCGAAATAATCAACAACACCGTTTTCAATAAGAGATTTTACTCGGCCATATTCTGCACGATTTAAATCATATGGTAAATTATCTAAAAACTCGGTTGATGGGTTTTCAACTTTCCCTGCAAATTTATTAATATGCGGTGCTGATGCTAGATCGTAACCAAAAGATACTGGTACAGGCTTGTCGTCTTTCCATGACGGCATTTGAGTTTCTGCATTAACTGATTGTATTACGTCAAGAGTGTCACTATCTCCTTTATCAATAACCATATCGTCGCCTATGACTTGACGTTTTTTAGTTTTCTTATCACCCTCTGGCAGGTAGCGGGTCGATTCGTTATCTGCAATAAGAGTTAAACCTAGTTCAATTGACGTGTCCTTTAGTTCCCTTAGTTGCTTTGGATTTGGTTTACCTTCGTAGTATAAATCCTTGCCTTCTTTTACAATTCTTACATACCCAATTTCATTTGGATTACCTAGTTGGTTACCATTATCATCTTTGTAAAAATTATAATGTTCGCCTGTATCAACAAACTTTCCATCACTAGGCCTTTGCCATCCAACGTCAACGCCATCAACGCCAACTTGTGGTTTAAAGTTTTCAAACCTTTTTGCAAAGACATCCTTGTTTTTTATTGCGGTATCTCTGTCGTGTTTACCCTCTGGCAGGTAACTGGTGGTTGCTGGCTCAGGAAGACGGTTGAGTGTCGATGGGTCAGATTCTCTTGTTTTCCCCGGAACAATCAATACATCAAAAGGAATCCAATTGACTGCCTCCATATTTCCATCAGCGTCTTTCTCATAAGTTGTTGCGCCATTGTAGTCTGCATCGTACATCATTGCACCAGACTTGTGTCTAAATGTATCTCCACTTACATGATCCCAACCTTTTTGTTTTAACAATCCCCTAACATCATCAGTTTCTACTTGATCTCCATAAACTTCTTTTTGTGACGTTATGACCCCATCTTTATCAGCATATATGATATCTATTTTGCTATCCGGAAAGAAAAGGTTATGAAGATTTGTTCTTATTCTAAATTCTTCCAATGAAGCTGGACGTGATTTTGCCCCGCCCTCATCTTTCCACATTCCAAAACCTTTTTGTTTGTTTCTGTAGTCCTTATAAAATACTGAACCACTTTGGAATGTATCAGCTTCCCCTCCACCTGAATCAGATTCAATCCTGTCGTAATTGTAAAAATCAGGAATTTTGTTTGTTTCAGGAAGCGGAGCGAGATTAGATGGACGCATATTCCCACCTTCTTTTACTTCTTGTCCATTTGAGTAGACAAGATCATATTTACCATCACCAATGTGCTTGTAAACATCAACATTTGAAGCATCTAGTGACTTCATTGCTTTTCCATTCGCATCAGTTGGAAACATGGTACTCCCCTTACCATGTCTTCCTAGTGTTGATGGCGCAATTGACGAATCGGACGTGGCAATAACGTAGTGGTTATTTTCTCCTGCAATATAGTTTTTTGATACTTCTCCTTTTGAAAACGATGGGAATGCTGTTGGTCTATTTGCAATTGCTCCTTTTGATAATCCAGTTGGTTTAAATTCTGAATCTGTTCTGACTAGACCGCTTTTAACTATATCATCGAATGCTTTTGATCCTCTGATTACCCGATAGAATTCATTTGGTTTGTTGAAGTCTTCAACAGTTGCATTTTTTGCTGGCGTTTCTTTGCCACCAGTAGCCTCAACAGGCTTGGTTGTATCCGCAAACCCGTCTGATAGCGGTAGTCCTAGCTTCCTGTTACGCTCCTCAATCTTAGCCTTGAGTTCTGGGTTGCCGACCACCACGTCACCGGCATCATTAGACCGCAATGGCCCCTCTGGTAGGTAGTTGATCCTGACAAACTTGTGGTTAACCTGTACGCCATCAGTACCCTTTTTAAGTACAGATTTACCAAACCGATCAATGCGGAAGTCCTTGATGACAGACCGTGGTGCGCTGGATGAGAACTCGTTAATGCCCTTGTCAATCAGGGTCTTTCCAAAAACCGAGTTGATCAACTTCTTGCGTGTCTGTGCCTCGGCTCCGTACTTAGCAAAGTATGCGTCCGTTGGTTGGTCGTTAGCGTGTAGCTTCATCACTGCATTAACGTCATCCGCAATGGCTACAGCGTCACCATCATAAACTCTAGAACCTTCCTTGCTCCTAGCCATTTCATTTATGTTTGCCCTTAGTTGTAACACATCCACGCTCTTGACGTATATCCCACCAGCTTTGTTGATCCGTACTTCAATCGGACTTATCTGCCTAAGTGTCACACCGCCACTGAAGTAGCTCGGACCCATTTTCTTGTTACGCTTAGTCGCGGCACTGTATGATAGGTTAACAACCTCACCCAGTCCACGCTTTGCTGCACCGTTAACCAGATCAAGAGAATCAAGAAATGGTTGTTCAAAGAAACCAGAGTTACGGATAACGTCGATCTGCTCTGGAGTCAGGTAATTGCCAACCCATTCCTTCGCCTGCGGGTCATATCTTAGCTCTCCAGGCAGTAATGCCTCGCCACTCTGTATGCGTTTCGCCTGCAAGTCTGCGACTGAAAGCCCAATTGACTCCTGCGACTTCTTACGGTCATTAGAAATGCGTTCTGGGTTGCCGTATTGGTCACGCTTGACTACATTGTTTTCGTCAAACACGAAGTCCGAGTACATGCTCCCGATCATCGGGTCATTATTATCAGTTATCGGAATCTCCCTGCCCTGTGATGACTTTGATGTGGATCGAGCGTCCATGCTCTTGGTGGCATTTGGTCTACGTCCACTAGTCTCTGAAATCAGTTTGTTGAATAGGTTCCGCATCTCAGGCATGTCCCTCACACCCTCGGCTAGAATACCATTACCCATGACGTACTCACCCTTGTTGTCGCGCAGGCTACCCATCCGCATGGCTAAATTCTCAAGGAAAGCACCACGGTTCATCATTGAGTCAGCAAGCTCGTTGATCTTCTTTGAGGCAAACCTCTGTAGCTGGGTCTTGCCAGCAAGCCTGCTCAACTCACCGCTCTCTGACATGCGTAGTAAGCGGTCAACCTGCGTCTCAACGAAGTATTCCATGCCCATGTATGCGTCATCCATCGTCTGGGCTTTCACTTCCTGCCCGTTACGCCTTCTCGCGGCATCGTCCTGCTCCTGTAACTTGATGTACTCGTCCTTGAACTTTAAGTAGTCCTTGTCGTACCTCCCGTCAACTGACTTCAGTAGCCCACCCGTGCCAATCTCGTTACCGAATAGCAGGTGGTTAATCGAGTTAGTAGCACCACCCGCCTCGGTGATGTGGTGCAGGAACTCATGCGTAACAATTGGCCGCAGGGGACTCCTTGAGTTAGGGTTGATGAATACCGTGTAGGTGTTCTCATCAAACCTACCACGTCCAGTATCCGTGAAGTCAAACTTAAC